ATACAGTAGCATAAATCTGATTTTCAAATCTATGACAAACTGCTGAAACCAAATATCTTCCACTTCTAGTTTCATTTATATCTACTCCTGAACTCTTTGGAATAATGTCTGGCAATTCAACTTCAACAATTTGACCCGTTTTCAATAGAACATCACCTGGTACGGTCGCTCTTATTTTGCATAAATTTATTTGACCCAACTTGGACGCAGTTTGCGAGAGCCAATCTTGAGGTAACATTTGATTTCTGGTTTGATCGCTGTCAGTTGTCAAAGAATATTTCATCATATTGTCATAAGAATCATAGAAACTTTTATCTAATCTATTTCGGAAAAGGTTCATCGTGACTTCTTTATTCAGAACACCTTTATTCTTAAATTCAAATGCATTAAATGGAACTACTGTAAATTTCCCAGTAATTAAATTCAATCTTGCAGTTGACGACGAGAACGATCCTTCTCTTGTCGCTCTCATTATGTCAAATTCTTCCATAATTTTTAGATAGTTGAATGATTCTAAATTCTTAAGAACATCGTTTGGATCTACTTTAAAATCTTTTCTGTATTTCGCATAAGGCTGTTCTTTCAGTAGGCTCTCGTAAGAAACGAAATTGAACCCATCTCTATTCTCAAAGAAGAAAAATAAACTCTCATTCTTAGCATATGCTCTGTTACTCAGCCAACTAATGGCTTCGAATGGAGTCATTTTTGGGATGATTATATCATACGCTTTGTCAGTTCGTTGTATTCGATTTATTTTGTCTTTGTGAACTTTTAATTTTGATACCAAAATATCTCTAATCATATCACTGACTTTGAGACCTCTGTATGATTTCGATATCAATATTTGTGGTGATAAAATGAATTCTTCACTGCAAAAATGTAATGTGTAGTTCTGATAGTTTGTTGTGAAGTCTCTATCTGAAAGTTTATACAGTCGAAATACTTTCTTTATCGGATCATCGAGCGTCGGTTTATCTATTTCGAGTTCAAGATATTCATTTCCATGCAGTTTCAGAATCGACACCAGATCAAGACCATCAGTAATTCGAATCTTACACGTCATGCATGGAGAATAGATGTCCTCAAATATTTCTATTTGTAATGCTAAATTTCGAATGTCGATTTGATTTCCATCGCTTGTATACAACGATAGATTCTTTATCTCATAATCGCTACTTGATAAGAGTTGTTTTGTCATCTAAGCAACAGTGATTTGAATTGTCTTTCTATATCTTGCACGCCAACAGAACGAACAAGTCTAATTTTTCGTTTATCCTCGTTGATGCTCACTTCATGATCATATTTACTAATTGCATAATCTGTAACAGTTGTCGTGATGGATACACCATCATTAGCGACTTCAGTTGTTTCTGAGCTAACTACAATTGGACTTGCCAATGTTGGTAATGTGTTTGTCACAATCGTATTCGTTTCAAAATCATATGATCGTTCTTGTAGTTCTACCACGTATTCATGTTCATTAATAATGCCATCTTTATTTGTGACTATTTTGGTTCTTCTTTCGTAATGGTGTATTTCTGAACTTGCATTAGCCAAAGAACCATATTTGTATACGATGTAAGAATCTAAATCTGCATTTGTCAGAGGAACATCATAGTATGGATCAGCCATGTCATTCGCAAACAGAACCATCCAATATCTATTTGGATCGTCATAAAGTTTTTTGGCAATAATCTCTGGATTGTCGGCGTCCGAGTAATCATACTCATAGAATATTTTCACATTCTGTAAAACTTCTCGAACGAATCTAACTCTCGTTAGGAGGTTCGTTACTTGTTTATACTCAACATCATTGTTGTCCAATGTGTAAACTAGTTTTGGGAAATAGCTGAAATATTTCATTAGAATGATGCCTTGTCGAACATATCTCTTGTTAATGTGTCGACTTCGATGAATCTAAGTTGTAAATTAATTTCGACTGGAGAACCATCAGAGAAAGTTGCAAACTGACCAGCAGAAGAGTAATTCACATCAATATTTTGAAGAACGCACGTTGATATTTTTCCGATAAACTGATTCATTTCGTTTTTAAACATGAACTCAATATCAAATTGTCCAGGAATTTCGAAATAAGCGCCAGCACCATCAGTCAAAGCTGGCGCAGAATACATTTTGAAGTTTTTGATGATGTTTCTAATAATATCAGATTCGGCTGAATCTCTGGGTTGCATTTTAAAGTCAAATGTGAATTGTCTATTCTGTGTTTGTTTATAAACCATTTCAATTTGTGGGTTCAAAGCGATTCCAGAGTTTCTCAACACAAGATCAGTAAATCCTTGATTGACAAGACCAGTCTTTTCTGCTGTTAATCCAGCGAGTTCTTTTCCTGCGGCTGAATCTGCACCAGCATAATTTATAAAATTTTCGCGGGTAGTTTCGCCGCCTTGGTTTAGTTGATTTGCTCCTCTTTGCGCCATTCCAGCCTGACCTGATATTTTAGTTACTGAAACTGCATCATAATCATGGGTGTATGTTTGAAATACTGTGTCTGGCATGTATAGTGCAATTGCTCGAGCGATTCTGCTATATTTTGGTTTTTTCTGTATACCACTAGCTAATCCAGTTAAGATTGGCGTCGCACCAGCACCTTGCAATGCGTCTCCACTTAATGCCCCAACAACAGCCCCAGCCGCAATAGTATCCCCGATATCGTTGGTGCCATCTGGAGAAAATACAGTGGTGCGACCTCTGGTAAGTGCGCTTTGCCTATCAGAAGTTGATGATCCAAGTCCAGTGCGCACACTACCACTTTTAATAAGTTGAGAAGTTTCAGGTAGATTTATGTAGAAAATAATATAACTTGGAATTTCATCCGTTCCAAGATTATCAGATGGATATGCTAATCTTTTGAAATCATATCCATCAAGATAACCGTCACCTGATGATAATTTATTTATCTCTGTGGCGCTATCTAGTCTGCGTCTTGTCGCCATTTGGCAATCCCGATTGATGATATATATTTATATGGCATACTCAGGTAAATTTTTCCCAAAAAACCCAACCAAATATAGGGGCGATGTCCACAACATTTGGTATAGATCCCTGTGGGAAAGAAAAGCCATGGTGTTCTTTGATGAGAATCCAAATATCCTTGAGTGGGCATCAGAAGAATTGGTTATTCCATATAAGTCTCCCGTCGACAACAGATGGCATCGGTACTTCCCAGACTTCATCGTTCGAACCAAAACCAAATCAGGCGAGATCAAAGTTGTTGTTGTCGAAGTCAAACCAGCCAGTCAAACCAAACCACCAGAGAAAAACAAAAAAGTCACCAAAGCATACATCAATGAAATCGCAACCTGGGGTGTGAACGAAGCAAAATGGAATGCTGCCGTTGAGTATTGTAAAGATAGAAACTGGGAATTTCAATTGATTACTGAGCATGAACTGGGTATCAAGTATAAATAATGCTATGGCAAAATTACTAGACAGAATCTCAGCTCAAATTCGTTCTGGTGGAATGCAAACGCGCAGTGCGCAAGCACGAGATTGGCTGAGTAAAGAAGTTTCAAGAGCAACGCTTCCATCGAATATTCGAGGCGCGAGCATTCTCAGGGATAACAAACGCAAAACAAGTCGAATAGAACCTGGGAGAATGTATTTTTATATGTATGATCCGAAGACAAAGGATTCGTTACCATACTATGATAAGTTTCCGTTGGTGTTACCAATCGAACGATATAGTGGTGGGTTCCTCGGGTTGAATTTTCATTACATTCAACCCAACGAACGAATAATGTTGCTGGATAAATTATACGATACATTGACAAATACACGTTACGATGAGACGACAAAACTGAGAGTGAATTATAATATATTGAACAGCGTTGCAAGATTCGAAACATTCAAACCTTGTTTAAAGCGATATCTGTTAAGTCATATTCGAAGTGGTATTATTGAAGTCGGAATTGATGATTGGGAAACTGCTCTGATGTTGCCAGTTGATAATTTCGTATACAAAAAATAAAGGAAGATGCATTAATGGCATTCAACATACAAAACTTCATTAGCCATATTGGTAAATATAACGAACTTGCTCACGCAAGTCGATTTGAAGTTAGAATACCACTTCCAAGTTCATTGAAGGGCAGTTCATTCGGAACCAGAGAACTGTCTTTTCAGTGTGAAGGCGCTGAGTTTCCTGGTCGAAACATTTCTATGATTGAATACAGACATCATGCATTTACGCAACGTGTTCCTCATGTTCTGAATTACACTGATGTGAATTTGGTTTTTATGTGCAACAATCAATTCCTGGAAAAGAAATTTTTTGATTCATGGATGAACTCTATGATTCCAAGTGCCAGTGGAATGGTGCAATATTTTCGCAGTGCATCTGGAGAGAATAATTTTTCATCTGAAATTGTCATTAGACAATATGACGGTCGAGGAAAAGAAGGCGCTGCTCAACTAGATTCTCTTCCAATATATGGCGTCAAATTGATTGATGCAATTCCAACTTCTGTTGCCCCACTATCATTAAGTTGGACAGACGAAAGCTATCACAGATTACAAGTCAGTTTCACGTTCAAGAAAGCAATTCCCCTATCTTATAGAAGAGAGGGCGTAGTTAATAGAGAGGCGATAGAAGAAGCAGCTTCTACTGCAATTGGTGATTTTCTTACAGGCAATAGAACCCCATCACCATATAACCCATTTAACATTAGCCTAGATTAAACATACTGGAGTAGTTATGGCATTACCGAAATTAGATTATCCAACATTTGAAATACCTGGCGTTGAAGTAAAAGGATCGCCAGTAAAGTTCAGACCATTTTTAGTCAAAGAACAAAAAATGCTGATGATGGCAGTTCAGTCAAAAGAAATT